AATACTAATAATAATACTAATAATAATACTAATAATAATACTAATAATAATACTAATAATAATACTAATAATAATACTAATAATAATACTAATAATAATACTAATAATAATACTAATAATAATACTAATAATAATACTAATAATAATACTAATAATAATACTAATAATAATACTAATAATAATACTATTGAAATTCTTAGTGATATTGATGATTTAGATTTATATTCTATTAGTGATAATGATGATACTACTAACCAAACCGTAAACAATATTAATATTGATAATACAATTACTTTAAATGAAACTATTTTAAATACAAATGTATTTAAAGAGAATATAAAAAATATAAATTTAGAAAATAATGAAAACATAAAACAAAATGAAAATAATGAAAATACCGAAGTTGATTTAAATGATTTATTAAATAATAATAAAGATAATAAAAATATTAAAATTGAAAAAATAGACTATACTAGTGAACAGTTAAATGGTATGACCACTAAACAATTAAAAGAAATAGCAAAAGAATATAAAGTAAAATATAATGGTTCTAAAAATGATATTATACAATCAATATTAGGTAATTAGGTTTAGGTAATTAGGTAATTAAGTAATTAAGTAAATAACTATTTAATTTAATATTGGTAATTTATTAATAATATAATTTATATAATTATCTTGTTTATGTTTTTCATTTTTTATTTTACTATCTAAATTATGTTTTATTTTTGTGTCTAGATATAATTTTATTTCTTCTTTTAATTTAGTATCTTTTTTTATATCTTCAATCTTTTTACCAAGTAATTGTTGAATAATACTATTATATTCTGTTAATTTATTACTATTCAATGTATTCATTTCATTAATAAGTGTTTTATCTATTATATATATATCACCAATTAATTTTGATTTAGATGTTTCTAGAGTATCAATTGTATTTAAGCTTTGTAATAATAAATTAGATTTAGAATGTATTGTAGATATTTTATTAATTTTTTTATGATATAAAGTATAACTATAATAATCTTCTAATAGATTTATAAATTTGTCTTTTTCTTTTTCAAAATTTTTTTTATCATTTATAGTTAATTCTTTATTTGATATTAATTCTTTATAGTTAAATAGTATTTTTTCTCTTTCATTAGATATATTAGTTTTTAATTCATTTAGTATATCATTATAATATAAATAATTAGGTTTTGTTAGTTCTTTAATAAGTTTCTCTGTTTTATCATTTTTTAATACAACTATTTTAACTAAATTATTTTTATCTTTTGGTAAAATTCTAATTTTATAGTTCATATTAGAATATTTCTTATATAATTTAGAGTGTTCGTTTTTATAATTAGTCATTATTTCACTATTAAAATTATTTATATAGTTATCAACTTTATTATTTATTTTTTCAATATCAACTAATTTTTCATCATTAGTAATAAGAAAATCAATAGCGTATTCAATATCAACACTTTCTACATTATAATTTTCATTATTATTACTATTAATAGATAATTCTTCGTTATTATCAATGATAATGTTGTCTTTGTTAATTTCATCATTAATAGGTTCTTCTATAGGTTCTTCTATAGTTTCATCAATAGGTTCATCAATATGTTCAGTATCATTATTAGGTTCTTCTCCTATAGATTTATAATTTTCTACATATTCTATATTATTATTCATTTTTAATTATTATTATTATAATATATATATATTAGGATTATCCTTAAATAAACGTGAGTTTTTATAAATTGATAAACCCAAAATAGCTTTTAAAAGCCTTAAACTTATTTGACGGTTATTATATTTAAAGTAGATATTTATTTTTAATTATTTAATTAAATAATTAATTTCAAACTATATTTTAATGTAGCATTAAAAAATATACTATATAATAACGGTTAAGTTATTTTATTCTTGATTTGCTTCCTAGTATATGTGGTGTTCCTTCTGTCAAATTCATAATATTTAAATTACTACTATATCAAGGCACACTATACTAATTACTTTCTCCATTTCATTGCTGTTTTATACCTAGGATTGAAAGCATATAAGTTTTATAAACATTAATATACGTATTGTATGTCGATTAAACTTTTTAATGGTATATATATCAATGGAAAATAGAAAAACAGTAATCTAAATTTATATTTAATAGGATATTATGTATAAATTAAAAAAGATGTAAATTTATTTTTTAGTGCAAATTAAAATATACATTATATTAGTAACTAAATGAACTATACTTATAATATATAAACCACGCTTTTATTTATTATTGGATAAGCCCATATTTTGAAATTAATTATTTAATTAAATAATTGAAAATAAATATCTACTTTAAATATAATAACTGTCAATAAGTTCAAGGCTTTTAAAAGCTCTTTTAGGTTTATCATTTAATAAACACACCCGTTTATTTAAGGATAAGCCTAATATAATAATATTTAAAAATAAAACAATGAATACATTAAATAAACTTCTAGTTGAAGCAAATAAAGTTACAATGAAAGATTTAAAAATAGATAAACAATTATTTGCTAAACCAAAATTATCTACGAAATCTACTAAATCTAAAAAATCTAAAACTAAAACATATAATAAATATAAAACATCTAAAACTAAAAAAACAACTAAGTCTAAAAACTAAACTAATTTAAATTTAATTTATTTTTTCCATTTTTTTTTCTTTAAATTCAAAAAATAAAAAATTGAAAAAAAAAATTTAAAAACATAATAAAATATAAAGGTATAGAGTATTAAATAATCTATTAACGTAAGTTACAAGACTTTTATTCTTAAATATCTACCAAATTGTTATTTTGATTACCACGAGTTTAGTATCAATATGCCTCTAACAATGATTAAACCTTTTAACCCTAATGATGTTGATCTATCTAAAGTTTCATTTAGTAATGTCTTTACTATTCCTGAAATTGCATACAAATATTGTAAATTAATGTATGATGCTTCTACATCTAATGATAAAAAATTACTTGTTGTTGTTCGTGGTTGCACGGTTAAAACTTTTAAAAAATTAGAAAATGATAAATATGTTAAAGGTAAAAAAGATAAATATCAAATTTTTATGGGTGTAAAAGATGAAAATTTTATTAATATGGTAACTAAATTTGAAAAATATTTAATTACTCAAGGTGTTGAAAATTCTAAACAATGGTTTGATGAAACTATGGAAGAAGAAGAATGTATTGAAATGCTTAAACCAACATTATCTAAGCATGAAAAGTATGGATATGCGGTTGGTGGTGTTTTATCAAATGATTTTGTATGTAAAAGCACCACTAGTGATGTTCCTAATGTTTCTAATTTAGAAGAGGCTTTACAAAAAAATACTGTAATTGATGTTTGTATTTCTATTAATAAACTTAAACTTGGTGTTGGTAAATACAGTTTAGGTTTTGAAATTAATCAAATTAATATTAAAAGTATTGGTGATGTAGACCAATATGAAAGTAGTGCTTTTACTCCTGAAACTTTTAATAAAGAAAAAATTTCTCTAGATACTATTCAACAACACGATAAAGGTGGTAAATTTTGTTTCTTACTTTATGAAGATAAAAAATTACGTATTAAATTATCTAATATTGTAGGACGTATTTTCAAATTAGAAAATGAAAATGTTGTTAGTTATTCATTGACTATTCGTTTACAAGATGAAAAATTACATTCAATAATTAAAGATATTGATAAGAGTATTTTTACTACTTTACTTGAGAAGAGTAAAGATTATTATGGTTCTAAGAAAACTGAAAAATTACTAAAAACCTCTCTTAAACCATTAGAATCTTACAATAAAGCCGACCAAGAAAAAATAAAAAAAGGTGAAAAACCAACGTATGACCCATCTATTTGGATTAAAATTTGGCATAGTGATGAAAAAGGATTTGATGGTAAAATTGTAAATGCTAAAACAAACAAAGCAATTACAAATACGGAAGATGTTCTTAATAAAGATATTAATATCTCAGAAATTGAATTCTATAGTCGTCATATTTGGTTTGGTCCAAAAGGAACAAGTATTAATTTAACAGTAAATAAATGTAGTGTTAGTTATGATACTCCTGTTTATGATATGGATGATATGGATCATGAGGAAGATACTAAATCAGAGAAAAATAATACTGAAGATAGTGATTCAGAAGTTGCAAATTCAGACTCAGATTAAATTTAAATTAAAAATTATTAAAAATTATTAAAAAATATTAAAAATTATTAAAAAATTAATATTATATATATTTAAATTAATTTCATAACTTTTTTTATTTTTTCACATTTATTTAAATTAAATTAAATTATTAAAAATTGAATTTAAAATGTTTTTAATATTTAGGATTATATATTATTAAATAATTTTAAATATTATATTTTAAGTATGTCTGAATTACACTTAATATTGGGACCTATGTTTGCTGGTAAAACAACTTCATTAATTAATTATGCAAATAGTAAAAGTAAATTAATGAATACAAAAATACTAGTTATTAATCATAGTTTAGATATAAGATATTGTGATAATAGTTTTGTATCATCTCATGATAAATTACAAATACCTTGTAATTCAATGACATACTTAAATAGCATTTTTGAAAGTGATTTAACAGATATTAATTATATTTTTATAAATGAAGGACAATTTTTTCCTGATTTATATGATATAGTAAAAATATTATTATTTGACCATAAAAAAAAAATATATATATGTGGATTAGATGGAGATTATAAACAAAAACCATTTAGAGAGTGTAGGTTATTAGATTTAATACCATTCGCAACTACAGTTGAAAAATTAAATGCTAGATGTTCTATTTGTAATGAAAAAGCACCTTTTACAAAACGTATTATAAATTCAAATGATATATTTTTTGTTGGAGGTTCTGAAAGTTATCAACCTGTATGTAGTATTCATTTATATAATTAGCTTATCCTCTAATAAATAAGCGTGGTTTATATATTATAAGTATAGTTTATTTAGTTAATAATATAATTTATATTTTAATTAGCACTAAAAAATAAATTTACATCTTTTTTAATTTAAATATAATGGACTTATCCTCTAATAAATATTAATTTAGATAACTTTAAATATAATAACAGTCAAATAAGTTCAAGGCTTTAAAAAGTTCTTTTATGTTTAACATTTAATAAACACACCTGTTTATTTAAGGATAAACCTAATTAATAGAATATAGTTTAAACTATTGTCTTAAACTATCTTTTTTAGAATAATGTTTTTAAATTTTTATTTTTTGCTTTTTATTTTTTAATTTAAATAAATAACATATTATATTATTTAATAAATAATATTTATTATTATATTAACTATTATTTTAAATAGTTGATAATTTATAAATTAATAATGGTTAGAATTAAAAAAAATAAACAAACTATTATTGAAAATGAAACAAATAAATACATTGCAAAAAATAAAAATAATGTAGTTGAAGACAATGAAGATAATGAAAATGAAGACAATGAAGAAAATGAAGAAAATGAAGAAAATGAAGATAATGAAAATGAAGACAATGAAGAAAATGAAGATAATGAAAATGAAGACAATGAAGATAATGAAAATGAAGACAATGAAGAAAATGAAGATAATGAAGATAATGAAAATGAAGACAATGAAGAAAATGAAGATAATGAAAATGAAGACAATGAAGAAAATGAAGATAATGAAGATAATGAAAATGAAGACAATGAAGATAATGAAGACAATGAAGATAATGAAATTAAAGATAATGAAGATAATGAAGATAATGAAATTGAAGATGGAACTGTAATAAAAATAATTAAAAAACGAGGTAGAAAACCTAAAATTAAAACAGAATATGAAATTGAAATGTTAGAAACAATAAAAATACAAAAAATAGAGAAAAAAGAAAATAAAATTAAAATGGAAGAATTAAAGAAAGAAAATAAGTTAAATAAAATAAAAAATAAAACAAATGATGACGATAATGATAATGAAGAAAATGGTATTATGAAAACTAAAAGAAGAGGTAGAAAACCTAAAGACAAATTTAAATATGAAAATAATGATATAGAAGATTTAAACCATACAAAAAAAGATGAAAATATAATTATCAAATTACCATTAAGTTGTTTAAAATTAACTGAAGAATTTACAAATGGTAAAGATTTATTTCAATACAATCCAACTATTTCTGAACCATTACCATATATGAACGATACAAATAATATGAATAATACTAATTTTGAATTTATTGATAATGAAAATAATAGTGGTATGAATAATTGTATTGAAACTAATTTAAATTGTAATCTTTCTAATATAATTAATAATTATAATAAAGAAAATAATAGTAGTTTAAATAGTAATAATGTAAATAATAGTAATTTAAGTAATAGTATTGAAAATAATAATAATAATAAAGTAACACAAAACGAAATACAAACATATAATCAACAATCAATATTAAATAGCATAAATAATAATTATAGTAATTTAAATGAAACTAATACTACAAAAAAAGATCCAATTAGACAAATAGATATTATCTTAAATAATAAATATAACAGTAATACTGATAAATTGAATGTATTAACTCATTTAAGTGTAAATACAAAAAATGATATTTGGATTACTACTACAAATAGTGCGTGTTTATGGTGTTGTCATACATTTACTACTATACCTTGGGGAATACCTTATAAATATATAAAAAATAAATTTCAACTCTTTGGTAATTTTTGTTTGCCTAATTGTGCTTTAGCATATATATTACAATATTATAAAGAAGATGATAGTTATTGGGAAAAAATATCATTATTAAATTTATTATATTTTAAAGTATTTGGAGACTATAAAAATTTAACACCATCTATTGATAAAATGGCATTAAAATTATTTGGAGGTAAATTAGATATTGATGAATATAGGAATATAAATGGTTTAAATGAGAAAATGTATAATATTGAATTTCCTCCGTGTAATACAATTATACCAATTTTAGAAGAAATATATAAAAAAACAAATTTAAATAATACTTTCTTACCAATAGATAAAAAAAATTCACAACCTTTATTAACAATGAATGATTTTAAACTCAAAAGAAATAAACCTATAATAAATCCCAAAAATACATTAGATTTTTGTTTAAAAAACTAAACTAAACTAAATAAACTAACTAATTTAATGTAAGTCAAATTTAAATTAATTATTTTTTATTTTTTATACAATTTAATTTTTTTTATATTTAATAGTTAAGTTAAATCTATTTTTATTTTTTCTAAACTATAATTATAAATATAATTATAAATATATATAATTACTAAATTAAAATAGATATAAATATGGTATTAAATCAATTATTTATATCTAAACCTCCTTTTGAATTATTAAATAATATAATAAAAAATTTTGGATTAAAGAGTATAAATGATACAAAACAATTTAGTTATTTAGATATGAATAAACATAATACAATAACTAATTTTAATACATTAGAACATGAATTAAATAAATATTATTTACCTTGTAAAAAAAAGAAATATTTTAATGATATTAATACTTTAACAAATAAACAAGCAATTACCATTTTACGTCAATTATTAAAAGTATATAATTATGATTTATTTAGTAAAGAAAAATTTATTAAAGGAAAAAAATATTCTGTTTATAAAATAATAAGTAAAAATGATAAAATATTTGATTTAAATAAAAAAAAGAAAGAAATTATAATATCATTTGATTAAATAAGTTTTGTTTTACACATTTTACATTTAAAATACTATTTTTTATATATTATTAGGAGTATCCTTAAATAAACATACCCGTTTATTTAAAGATAATCCTAATAAATAATTAATATGCGTTTTAAATGTTAATAGTTGTAAATAGTTTGAATAAGTTTAAATAATTAATTAAATAAGAGGAGCACCTACCTTGTTTATATTAGCATCTTCAAAATCAGACATAGGAGAACCAGAACCAGCAAGGGCAAGATTGGGAGGGTTCATGTAATCAGCACGAGAACCTACTTCTGTTTGACTAAATTTTGCGACATCTTCAGAACTCATTTCAGGATTATTACTAGGTCCTAATGAATATTGACTTGAAATCCAGTCAGAACCACCACCTTTCATTTTATGAACTTTTCGGGATTTACCTTTGGATTTGCGGGATTTACCTTTGGATTTGCGGGATTTACCTTTACCTTTGGATTTGCGGGATTTACCTTTGGATTTGCGGGCTCCTCCTGAAGGTTTATAAAGATTTAAACTATTCATATTACCTTTAACAGGTTTATCACCAACAAATGAATTGGTTTTATGATCAGCATTTAAATTAGACATAACCATATCAGATGCTGTACTCCCGCCTTTCATAAGTTCTTCACGAATACGACGAGAAGTTACAAAATCGTGATTAACGTTATTGTGTGATTTAACTTCTTCATTTACATGATTAGTAGCAGGAGATCCACCTTTCATAAGTTCTTCACGAATACGACGAGAAGTTACAAAATCGTGATTAACGTTATTGTGTGATTTAACTTCTTCATTTACATGATTAGTAGCAGGAGATCCACCTTTCATAGGTCCTTCATGAATACGAGGAGAAGTTACAAAATCGTTTTGAACGTGAGGGTGTGCTTTAACTTCTTCAATTACATGATTAGTATCAGGAGTCCCACCTTTCATAGGTCCTTCACGAATACGAGGAGAAGTTACAAAATCGTGTGTAACTTGATGTTGTGCTTTACCTTCTTCATTTACAAGATTAGAAGCAGGAGAGCCACCTTTGTGATGTTTTCTTTTTAAAGAAGATTTCTTTTTAGAAACCATTTTCTTTAAACTCATATGAGTTTTATTTTTATGTTGAACTACCATTTTATACTATAGTTACTATATTAATATAAAGATATTAGATAAATTTATAATTTGTATATTATTATTATGTAATATTTTATTTAAAATGATATAAAAATAAAAATAATTTAAATTAAATAAAAATAATTTAAAATAATTAATAATATTAAAAATAATATGATAATTATTTACAAATTTGTATATTTATAAAAATTGATTAATTAAATTTAAACTAATATAAAAATAAAAAACTAAATAATAAATAAAAGTAATAGTCTAATATAGTTATCACTTAACTATAAATTAATAAATATAATAACATAATTTTAAAATGAAATTTTGCCCTGATTGTGAAACATATTTAATGACTGAAATAGTAAATAATGATAATACAAATAAAATATTAAGTTATAAATGTAAAAATTGCAATTATAGAAAAGTAATAGATATATCAGAAGAACCAGAGTATAAATGTGTATATAAAAAAAATTATACTATTAATGAAAAATTAATTGATGAAAATACAATTAAATATTTAAATAATGACCCAACATTACCACACGTTAATAATATTAAATGTCCTAATAATGAATGTATTACAAATAAACTAAATGAACCATCTGAAATTATCAATGAAATCAATAAAAATATAAATAATGTTTTGTATTTAGTAATTAATGAAAATACATTAACATATTTATATAAATGTTGTAATTGTAATAATATTTGGACTAATAAATAGTTAAATTAAAATAATATATTTAAATATACTTTCTATTTTAAAATGTTCTTTATTTTTTCTTTATTTTTTCTTTATTTTTTCTTTATTTTTTCTTTATTTTTTCTTTATTTTTTCTTTATTTTTAATAGGTAATTATATATTAATAATATATATATAATAATAATTAATAGAATATAAAATAGAATATTAATAGAATATAAAATAGAATAATATATTAAATAATGACAAATAATACTAATATAAATAATCAGTATAAAAGTGTTGTAAATGAAATTAAAACAAGATATGGAAATTCAACAATAACAAATAATAATAATTTAACATTAAGTAATAATAGTAATAATAGTAGTAATAATGATAGTAATATAAATAAAATAGCATTAAAAATAAAAAATCATTTAAGTAGTAATTTAAAATATTGGGTATTTATTGTGTTACCTGCTCTAGTAATATTATTATATTTACTATATCAATATAATTTAGGTTCTAGAAGTAATTATGTGATTTCAAAGATGGATTATAAAAATAAATTAGAAAATAAACCATTATTACAATGTTATCAACAAGATGTTAAATATCAATTTAAATTATGCGATTATTATATTAGTTCAAGTTTTATGACCCCTTGTGTTGGCAATCAACATTATGATTATATTAGCACAGATATGATAATTGAAGTATTACAATCTGGAGCACGTTATATTCAAATACCTATTTGTGAAAATGATATTACCGAAAAAGCACTTCCCGTTGTAGCAATTGCTGAATATGGACAACAATTAATTACGAGTTTAAATGTATTAGATATTGCTATTGTATTTAAAACTATACGCAATAATGCTTTTAAACTTAATAATACTAAAGTTAATTATCCTTTAATAATTCATTTAATATTAAATACAAAAAAACAATTTACTCTAGATGTTGTTGCTGATAATATACAAGAAATATTTGGAGATGTATTAGTTGAAAAATCAAAATATAAAACACATTCTGTATTTTTAGAAAAATTATGTAATTTACTTGATAAAATAATAATAATAGCAACACCAGAATATTTAGGTACTAAAATGGAAACTTTTGTTATTCCTACTACTAAATTATTTAATATATATCATTTTGGAGAACTTGCTCAACTTAATTTACCAAGTGATACTATTTTTGAAAATTCATATAATAAAAAATTATCTATGAAAGAACAAGCACAAAGTTATAAGTTATTTAAAAAAAAATATCCTTCTCTAGAGTATGTTAACGAAAATTCTGATAGCATAGGAGAAACTATACTAAATGATAAAGAAATATTAAATAATTTAACTTCATTTAATAAAATAGGTGTAAGTATTGTTAAACCGCATAAAACAGAAGATGTTGAAACTAAAAACTATGATTCAACAGAAGCATTATTTATGGGGTGTCAATTTATTACAATGAATTTTCAAATAAATGACCCATATATGAAAAATTATTTAGAAATATTTAAAGAATCTAGTTTTAGATTAAAACCAAGTAGTATGCGATTTACAGAAGAAGAAATACCACAACATGATTATTTATCTATCTATGAAAAATTATTAGAAAAAAATGAAAATATACTTAATAATTACTATTACAAATATAATAATAAAATAATTAGTTTTGAATCTTATAATAATCAAAATACATATCTTACTCAAATAGAAAATTATTTGAAATTTAGATTAGGAACAGACCAAGAGAAAGATAAATTTGGTACACGTTCTTATAATATAGGTATTAATCAATGTTTTATAATTAGAAAAAGCACTATTGGTGGGTCTGAAGATATTTCGTTTTATCTAGAAAGTGCCGCACAACCAGGACTATATATTACATTAAATAATAATATATTTCAAATGGAACGTTTATCTAAAACTAAAAAAGGATTAGTAAATCAAGCATTTTATTTTGAAAAACCTAAAATAAGTGATGATGAATTAAGTGAAAACGTAAATAAAGGTGATATGATTAGTATTAGAACATTTAATAATGATAAAGTATTGTATCTAGCAAATGAAAATAAAAATGTAAAAGCCTATAGTGATGCTCCCCAAATACAAGCACGAAATAATATGACTGTTTTTGTTAAATCTATTAATTATGAAATGGTTATTAAAATAATAACATTATATGATGGAAGTTTAAAAACAATAAATGGAAATTTAATAGGAGTATTAGAAAATAATACAAGTGATGGAACAGCCTATGTAGTTATACCAACATCTCAAAATAAAGATAGTTTTAATATATTTAAAGACCAATTTATGTTAAAAAATAAAGAGAAAGGAACCTATGTTATTTTTGATGTTAATACTGGATTTCTTTATGATATAAATTTAGAACCTAATACACTTGGTATTTTTAATATAATTGCTGAAAAAGGATATTATACTATTTCAAATGTTAATAATGATCAATTAATATTATTTAATCGTAATTTAATAAAATTTACAAATAAAAAAAATATTATTACTAATGAAAATATGTTTAAACTAGATATATCTTATGATTTATTAAAGTTAAATTAGAGTTAATTAGAATACTTATGTTTAACTTCCATATAATTTTTAATAAATTCGTTATATAAATCAAATCTTTGTGTATTTCCATATTGTCCCCAATCATCTTGTAGCATAATTAAATATTCAAATTTATCTTTATAAACACGTCGAATATAAATACTACTCCCTAATCCACTATATACAGATATATATTGTCTAATTTGTAATGCTTTTTTAATACTATCTAATTGTGCTTCTCCAAAAAATTTAATTCTATTATAAGGGTCATATTTGTTTGGGTTTTTATCATCTTTATTATTTTTTAAATATTCAATAGCCTGTCTATTACCACATTCTACAGGTCCGTGCCCTTTTTTTTGACAAGTGTTACAATTATGTTCTAGTGTTAAATGAGAATTTGGATTACTACAACCATATACTATACAAATCATTTTTTATTTTTTTATAATTATATAAATTAAATTTATTAAATTTCAATTTTTTACTAATAACATAATAAAAATATTAAATAGTTAAAATTATAAATCTAAATAAATAATAATTATAAATAAATTATTAATTAATATATAAATGAAAAATACGAAGAAACAAATTAAAAAACAAAAATCTAAACACACTAAAAAACAATCTAATCAAAATCATAAAGAAAAAACAAGTGAAATTGAATATGAAGCAAAATTTTTAGAAATTAATCATAATGATTTAGTAAAAAAAATTAAAAAATTAGGAGCAAAATTAATTCAACCACAAACAATTTATAAGAGGTCAATGTTTGGTTTATGTGATGTTAAAAGAGGATATGTGCGTGTTAGAGATGAAGGAATTAAAACAACTCTTACTGCTAAAATATATAAAAATCCAGATTATCCAGAAGAATTTGAATTAGAAATTAAAGATGGCTTTGAAAAAGGTAAAGCATTTTTAGGTTCATTAAATCTTAATGAAAAAGCATATCATGAAACTATTAGAGAAAAATGGTTTTTAAATTTAGATAATGATAATAATAAAAATGATAATAATAACAATAAGAATAAAAATAATAAGAATAATAAGATTGACATTAATGGTTGTGAAATAGCATTTGATTGTATTCCAGGTATTCCAATGTATGTAGAAATTGAATGTAAAACAGAACAAAATCTTAATAAAGTTATTAAATTATTAAAATTAGATAAATATGATAAATTATATGGAGCATATGGAAAATGTTTTGTAGATTATTATGGAATGGCTGAAACAGAAATTAATAATGATATATCTAGATTAACCTTTAAAAATATTAAAAAAGAAATAACACCTTATATACATAAAAATAAAGACTTATTAAGTAAAATTTCAAAAGAACATCTAAATACATATACTAAATTATTAAATTTAAAAAATAAATAAGTATAGTATTTAGAAATATAATGGACTTATCCTCTAATAAATAAGCGTGGTTTATATATTATAAGTATAGTTTATTTAGTTAATAATATAATTTATATTTTAATTTGCACTAAAAAATAAATTTACATATTTTTTAATTTAAA